TTAAGCTAGCCAATGCTTTGGATACTAGTCGTTCTGTAATCAGGTCACTGAAACGATTCTTTTCTTTCTCATAAGGAGTTGGTTCTACGACAGTACCAGGGCCTACAGGAGCAGCTACTTCTTTAATTTTATCAGCTACTGGGCCTTCAATAACTTCAATCGTGCCATCCTCATTACGGATAGCTACACCTTCGCCAATCTTCTGAGTAGCAATGCCTTTGTCAAAATCAAGAGTAAAGGTTTCTTCTTCTTCATCCTCTTGTTCTTCTACACCAGATGTAGGAGGCATAGGATTAGCCGACAGATAACGTGATAAGCGGCGGTCCATTTCCTCTTCATCTCTACGCATTTGCTCTGCAATTTCTTCTGGCGTTGGGCCTTGTGGTTCTGGTACTTCTACTGTAGGTGCAATAGGTACAACTTTCTTCTCGTCTTTTTTCTTAACCATATTAATACTCCTTCTCCAACAGTTGTTTTGCAAGCTCACGATTAGACATGTCTTCAAGTCGCTTCAATGTGTCTACGTCTAGGTCACGAGCAATGAATGTAACAGATACATTTTCTTGTTTCCATAGGTGTGTGTCGCTAAGCATATCCACATCTTTAATATAGATGGTGCGGTTATCATCAGGAACATTAATGTAGACATCGAAGTGTCGCAGCCTCAGCTTCTTGTAATTCGCATAGGTGAGGTCAAAGCTTCCCGTCAGTGTTCGTTGTCCCTGTACATACATCGCTGGCATTGGACTTCCTAATTGAAAGACAGGTTCTCTTTCTCTTGATATTGTATAGCTAAGGTTCTCAATTTGAACCTTCTTACCATCAGTCATAGCATAAATTTCTACTGGTGTGTCTGTAGTCATTCTTCCCATACCATCAACTCCTAAAAATAAAAGCCCACCTATTAGGATGAGCTTATCTTGTTGCCTATATTATACTATCGGATGTCATAACCTGCAATCATTTTATGATAAGATTTCGTCAATGACACCAAGCTTCTTACAGTCCTCTGCCCCGATGAACCAGTTGAATTGCTTCTCCTTTACATCGTCCAGTTTCTCTTGCATGATGTTGGTGCGCTTTAGTACGTAATCATCGTACAGGCGTTGGATACGGTCAGCTTCTTCAACGGTACGTTTGATACCAGTGACGCTGTCCCACGCTTGAGTAGAGATTTCATGGTACATCAGTGTAGCAAATGGCCCCATGATACGTTTGTGTCCTGCTAACATAAGGATAAATCCCATACTGAATGCTTTCCCTGGGCAATAGGTATGAACAGGGGTTTTACTTAGGATGATTTCAGTGACCAATGCAAAGCCATCGTAGACACTGCCGCCTGGTGTATTAATAACCAGTGTGATTGGCTCACGTTCATATCCTACAACTTTCTTTTCTTGTTCATCATCAAATGCATTGATATCATGTAGCTCCTTGATGATGTTGAAGCAAGATGTTTCTGATACTTGTTCATTTAAAGTTAAGTAACGATTCTTTTTGTCTCCGTTAGATGTAAAAGTTCCCCCAATGTTCATACCCTTCTCCCTCTCTTATCGTTTTGGCGGTACTACCGTCCGAATTTTTTTACCCTTAGCAGCCTCTTGCATTTTCTTTAGTTTCGCAGCGGCTAGGTCAACCAAGTTGTCGTTGCCTGACAGGATGTTAACAGCTTCCCTCATGTCTTGTTTCTGTTTATCTGACATAGACTTATCAATAGCACGACGTTGCTCTCTATTTAGTGTTGTGTAGTAGGCTTCGATAACAACAGAACCTTCGATGTCGATTCCTGTTTGAACCATATCACACTGAGGACGAATGACCTCTTTATTCTTTAAGTATTCGATAACACTCTCTTGTGTTAAGACAGCTTTGATACGGTCTACCTGAACTTCTGGCTCCAGGTCAAGCCATTCAGGAGTGCGGCCTACTAAATCCATTACAGCTTCTTCTTGAGCTGCTGGTGATAGTTGAGTGACCTTTAGGATAGCAACGATTGCTGGGCCTGATACCACAATGCGCTCCATCTTCATGTTATTCATTTGGTGTTCAGCAATGAAGATACCACTCATACCTTCAAATTCTTTTTGTTCTCCCACTTGTTTCTCCCCCTAGAAGATTACTCTTCGTCTTTTGTTTCTTCTGTATCTTCTTCTGTAGTTTCTTCTACAGATTCGTTGATGACTTGACCAGTAGGTTTTAATGCTTCATGTAGCTTAGCTTCTGTTACGAGCATGTCGCCGTTGTCACGAAGTTCTACGATAGTCTTGCCTTTTTTATTTATGAATTTAAGCATTGTTATCAGCCTTCTTTTTAAAGTAATAGTCTGCATTAACACTAAGAATCTCCATTGATTCACCAGTTGCGAAAGTCATTTCTTCTACTTCTTCATCACTTCTGATTATGACGCTAACAAGTTCTCTCTTAGCTTCAAAGACAACATTGATTATTTCTACTTCTTCTGGAAGTTCTAACATTTTATGCAGCATTTCCTTAGTCAATCTAACCTGTCCACGATACTTAGTCATATTAGTCCTTCTTTCTGTACTTAAGAATTAGCGTTAGTTCGATTAATGCAAGAACCACGTTAGCTGTTTCTGTTAGAAGGTAGCCCCATGTGCCAAACTTTAAGTAGATGGTTAATGCATTGGCAAACATGCAAATCAATGCTAGGTTCAAGCAGCTCCATCCCATCCAAGAGATTCCTTTAGCTGTCTTGCTCTTGATTGTCTTTCCAATTTGGATGATATAAAAGATAATCAGGAATGCTGTCCCGAAAATAGTTACATAATTTAAGAAAAAGTTTTCCATATTGCCCTCCTGTAGGTTTTAAAAAAAGGAGGCCGCAGCCCCCTCTCCCTTATTCAGCTGATTGTTGTACTAAACGCGGCGCCCATTCTCTTTCTAAATAGCGCTCTGCATACTTTAGCAAACCATCCATAGTCACAAGGTTAGGATTCGAACCATGTGGATGGAAAGAGATGTCTCCGTCCTCTGTCATGATTACTGAGAAACCACAAGCGATTGGCTTGCCTTGCTCTTCAACAGGAGCTTCTGTTACCTCAGTGAATTCCGCTTCTACTACTTCTTCTACAGCTTTTACTTCTTTAGTCATTATTAAATTCCCCCTAGTTAATTTAGAAACTAGCAATATCGCAAGTGTCTTTAAATGGACATGACTTACACATAAATGTCTGTCTTGGATAGAAGCGCTTGTTAGCAATACCTTCTGCTACTCCCTCTACAATTGCTTTCATCCTATCAAAGTCTTTCTCTGTGCGGCTTGTGTGTATCTCTTTGCCTGTCTTAAGATAGTTGTAGGTGAGCCTATCTTCCTTTGCTTGAAACAGATTTCTGAATGCGTAAGACATGACTGTTAGGTTAAAGTCATTGTTCACTAGGAACATATCAGTTGCTTCATTGCCAGTCTTAAAGTCTACTATTTCAATAAAACGTGTTGGTGACAATTTGTCAATACTTTCTCGAATTAATTCAAATTTTCCTGTGACGGTTACGCCAGCGATTGGTACACGGAACTCATGGTCAACAGCAATAGGTATTCCATGGTTCTCTTTATTGTAGTGGTAGAAGTTATGAATTAATTCCATACCTTGAACAGTATACTTATCAGTTGAAGAAATTCTACTAAGATAAGTACGTTCTTTTAGAATGGTATCAGTTAAGTTTTTCTTACCATCCTTTTCTTCGCCCCATAGGGATGCCCACTTGTCCTTCATTTGTTTAGCAGAAGGTAAGAAGCCGCCCATAGCACTAAAGTATAAATAAGAAATGGTTTTGTGTATAGCCCTTTTGTATTTAATACTATCTGGTTCTTCTTGGGAAAGATTCTTCTCATACTTAAAATTATATTCGGTAGGACAATGTAAGTAAGTATGGATTTGGTCTAGTGATAGTTCCATTATTCTTTCTTATCTAGCATGTCTTTCATGTAAGCATCCCAGTCGAAGTTCTCAGCTTCATCTTGCTTTCTGATTTCTTCTTTGACTGCTTCCAGACGTGCCTTTGCTGCTTTCTTAGCTTTGTCATCTTGAAGACAGCTATAATGCATGAGGTTTTTTAGTTCCCATTCCCAGTTAACAGACTTACCTTCGGCATCTTGAGACGCATCAAGGATTTGTTCGCCGCAGAATTTACAATAAGGAGTAGCTTCTAGGCTTCTGAATGCAAAGTCTCTTTCAAAAGGGTCATCAATTTTATTCCAGTCCATATTCATGTATCCATATTCTTGTAAACGGTGTTTACGTCCTGCCATTATTCTTCATCTCCATAGAATTGTTTGTAGATGTCTTCGATGGTAGGCTCTTTGATATCACGTTCTAGTACTTCGAGCATCTTGGTATCATAACCATATTCTTTCATTAGTTCTAGGATTCGATTACGAACTTCGATTGGTGCTTCTGCCCATTCATCTTCTTCTATTCGAATCTTTACCTTATCTATCATAGCAATCCATCCAATTCATCTAAGTCTAGGTAATCTTTCTCAGGTGTTGATTCTTCATACTCCTTACTGCCGCATAGATGACAGCATGGATTGAGTTCGTGGCTCTCTATAAAGTATTCATGGTAGCAATCTAAACAAGTAACCCATTTATTAAGCTCGTCCCCCCGCACCCAACGGGTACGAGGACGGCTATCCTTTGTTTTCTTTTTCTTTGTCGTCACAATTTCTCCACTCCTAGTTGAGCAAGTCTTGAGCGAACGACTGTATTCAGAGTGATGTGACCCACGATGTCTTCTCCTTTGAATCGGTCAATCACATATGCAAGACCATTGCTTGATGGTGTTAATCTGTGGTTGTCAATCTGCTTAGGACTCAGGTCTCCGAGGAATACTACTTTCGCACCGTCGCCTGCACGAGTGATGATGGAAGCAGCTTCGTGTTGTGTTAAGTTTTGTGCATCATCAATGATTAAGAACTGATTTGGTAAAGAACGTCCACGGATATGAGCCATAGCTTCAAGCTCCATCTTTCCTGTTTGGATAAGGTGGTAGACTTTTTCCTTGCCGCCCAATGTCCAATCCGTATCTTTTACTTCATGTTTCTCAAGAAGTACATCGAGTGCATCGAACGTGGATGCCATCCATGGTTCTAATTTTTCTAATTTATCTCCAGGTAAGAATCCAATGTCATTGCCTACTGCAATCAATGGACGCATAACGGTTACTTTGTTGTATGTGTCATCACGCAATGTTTGTTCAAGTGCAGCTGCCATTGTTAGGATGGTTTTACCACAACCAGATGGCCCGATAGCTGTCACGAATTCAATCTCAGGGTCAAGAAGTAAGTGCATTAAGAACTTTTGCTCACGCACAACTTTGCCTTTCTTATCTTTCTTAGGCTTGATACCCCATGCTTCATAGAAGCGGTCAAGAGCGTGGATACCTTTATCTCTTTCTTTGAAGATACCTTCTGTTTCGCCACCAAAGTCATCCACCATGATAACAAATTGGTTGTTAAGCAGAGCTTGAATGGTTCCATCTTTCTCTACTGTATCAATAGCAAGGAATCCATCTTTGTAGAAGCGTTGTACTTGCTCCTCATCAATGTCTATTGTTATATAGCCTGTATATAGCTCATTAACATTGACATCGTTTGGTGCATAAGATGTAGATTCAACTCCAAGTGCATCAGCAACTACTCGTACATTGATGTCTTGAGTGATTAGTAATGCTCCTTGCTTCTTAGCTGTAAAGATGATTTTGTAATCGGGTTTGTTCATGTCTAGTTCTTCTACTTTAATGTCGACTAGTACAATGTGTTCTCCCACTGCTACGCCTTCATGCAGCTTGCCAATCTTTCTTAGCGAATCAAGGTAACGGTTAAGCGCCCGTGCGTATTCATTCTTAGCTTCGAATCCTTTCTTAAAGGTATCTGCTTCCTCTAGTACAACGAGTGGAATGATAACCTTTGTGGATTCTTCAAAGCTTTCCAGTACTTGTTCTAATGTTCTGTCTAAAAGTACATTGGTATCTAAAGTTACAATATTCAATTTGACTCCCCCTGGTAGGTTCTTTTCGCCTCGGAGATAGCTTGACTACCTCTTGAGTTCATCACAACCACTTAGGGTAGAATGTGTCAACAAGTTTTCAGAAATATTTTAGGAGGTGACGTATATGCTTTACAGGGGCTTTATGATATGTTATGATATGTTCAAGAGAAGAGGAGGTTAGGACAATGAAAGATACGAAGGTAAGATTCACCACATACATTCCAGAAGTATATAAGGATGCGGTGGTTAAAATATCAGAAGAAACACGTATTCCACAGGCAAGGTTATTCGAAGAAGCGGTAGAGGACTTGCTAAAGAAATACAAATATGAATTAGAAAGCAATGAATGAAGAAGCACTTACACTGCTGTCATTTACGCCGCTTATCTCGATAGGAGCTTTTGCTTTTATCATTCTGCTTATAGATTTTATTGTTAGAAAGTAGTTTACAATGTCATAACTTTATGATATACTTTATATATAGTAATTAATTAGGAGGAACCAAAACTATGGCAAACTTAGACGTGTTTGGAGTACAACCACAATATGATATGGAGAAAGCGAAAGAGGTATTAGAAGCTAAGCTGAATCCATCATGGGTAAAACAACGTAAACAAGGAAGTGCAACACTATCTTACATTGGTGGACACACTGTTATCCGTTTATTAAATAAAGCATTTGGCTATCAATGGTCATTTGAAATTGTAAAGGAAGAGATTGTTGCTTCCATCCCTAAGTGGGACAAGTTCAAGAATCAGGAGATTCCACAGCCGCCAGTAGCAAAAGTACTTGGACGCTTAACTGTTCCAGGGTTGGGTATTAAAGAACAGTATGGTTCAAAGGTACTTATCGGTGGAGCAACTGAACAAGAGAGTGCCTTCAAATCTGCTTCAACAGACGCGATGAAAAAGTGTGCATCACTCTTCGGTATTGGTTTAGAATTATATGGTGATGATGAAGGTTTCGGTGATGAAACACAATCACAACCGTCACAAGTTCAACCACCAGCACAAAAACAGTACCAAGCACCACCGCAAGAAAAGCAATACCAAGCTCCACCACAGGAGAAACAGTATCAAGCACCACCAGCTCAGCCAGCACAACCACAACAACAAGCAAGTGCAGCACCAGGCGGATGGGTACAAGCTGATATTGACCGCTTAAAAGAATTAAAGGCTATCTTGGGTATCACAAACAATGCTCAACTAGACCCTTATGTGAAAGAGTTCTTCGATAACCCGAATGTAACTTTCGCAAACATTACACCAGAGAATATCAAAGCAGTGAACATCTTCTTATCAAAGAAGGCAGAAGTACTGTAAAATGGGAGAGGGGCATTGCGACCCCTCTTTAGTTTATCAATGAACAGGTAAAGGAGTAGGTAAAGGTATGATAAACGAAGCAATCAGTTTAAGCATTATGTTCTTCAAGGGGTTAAAGAAATTTCCATCAGATGAACAAGGAAAGGTCAAAGCACCTGAGAAATACAAACTGCTGATAATGGAAAACTTTGAGCAGCTATTGAATGGAGGAGAATCTCCAAAAGTATTAGCTCAGTACATGAAGAGGTACTCAGAGGAGCATCCATCACCACAGGAAGTTTATAACATGGAAGACATTCTGAATTACTTCAAGGTAGCTTATAAAAAGAGTGAGGTTAAACGTGACCCCAACAATTTATTAGAGCCAGGGAAGTTTTATTTTCATCCTGCTTTACAGGTTGCACCGCCGCCACCAGTGGTTTATCAACTGGATGATGGTACGTTCAAATCATCTTATGATGATGAACCATTCTTTTTGGAAATAAAAGAGTCCTTTACATGGGATGACCTAGTAGGTTATTTCTATAAGGTGATGGAATTGGACGGAGAAGGATTTAAGGACAGAGACATGGGTGCTTTCAAACATATTATGAAAGGCAATGTGAATCTGGATTTAATTCTGTACACAATTGATGAAGCACGCTTCCAAGCTGAGGATGTAGGAAAGCCACGCCCTAAGAATCCATTTGACATTCGCGATTATATGGATGAAGGGGCAACAGTATTGGAAGACAGAATGAATACATGTTATATGGAGGGCTTAGACCATGTTATCCCAAGAGCAAGCAAGTAAGTTTATTTATATTGAAGGAGGACGTAACCTCCCAGGCGGTAAGTTTACACGCAACGAATATATGACGATAGACCAAGTACAGGAATATCGTAAGAAGAATATGAATACAGGTATCTACCTATCTGCGTATATCTATGACAGCATGGATGTAAAGGAAGCTAATCTGTATGCTGATTTCTATCTGGACTTTGATTCAGAAGATGATTTTGAATTGGCACGTCAGGATGCACTGGCGGCTATCATGTACTTAACACAGAAGTTTACCTATAATATTCCTCGTGATATGATTCGCATTTATTTCAGTGGAAAGAAGGGGCTTCACTTAGTCATTCCTGCTACTGTCTTTGGTATAGAACCAAACCAACATTTGAATGAGCACTATAAGACAATGGCAACGTCCGTATCCGAACACGTTATCAATGGAACACTTGACCTTAAAATATATGACAGACGGAGACTATTCCGTATTGCCAACAGCCGACATGCTTCAACGAATCTGTATAAGATTCCCCTTACTTATTTTGAATTAGCTATGTCTTCCCATGAGGACATTAAGAAGCTTGCTGAAATGCCTAGAGCAGTTGAGTATGGTGAGGCTTACGAAGTAACAAGAGCCAAGCAAGAGTACGCAACGAACGTAGAGAAGTGGGCGAATCGCTTTGGTCATAAGTTTAGCAACGACAAGAAGTTTGAGTCGAAGCCATTAACTTTTACCCCTGCATGTGTACAAGAATTGATTGACGCTGGCCCTTCACGAGGGAACCGAAACAACACAGCGGCAGCACTCACAAGCTTCTGGAAGAAACAAGGATGCACTGAACAGCGTGTGTGGGAATATTTAGTACGCTGGAACAATGAATCTTTACCAGAATGGGAGTTGAAGAACACCATGCAGAGCGTATACAATAATAACTATGAATATGGTTGTTCGACACTTGAAACATTGGCGACATGTGTTCAGGAGAAATGCCCATTGTATCGCAAACCAAATCCACAGGCTAAGGCAAGGGGGAAGAAGTAATGAGAACAAATAGACCAACTCCAATTGCGAATGCAATAGTAGAAATCGGGTTCAAAGATGATAAGGTTGATACTATTCTTAAGACCATCAAAGGTGATGTATTAAAAGAGTTTGAGAAGGTGTGTCCGACGGATACATCGTTCCAACGTATAAAGAAAGATATGCATGACATCTTTGATGAAGCACGTCGTCAACTACAGGGCTAAGATGTTCCAAGGTACAGGTAAAGGAAAAGGACTAGGGGGAAATAGGAATGACTGAACACGTAAGTTTGGAAGCAATGTTAACAATGGATGGCGTAGAGGAGATGCCAGAGGCAGTACCTAATATAATAGAGGTGCCGCGCGCACCGATTAATGTTATGGCTGACCCGTTCTTCAAGACAAAAATGTTAAATACCATTGATGAAGTAGACCAGTATAGCTGGGCACGAGGTGAGATTGGTGGTCTTGACTGGGGTTTTGAAGGATTTAACAAAGCATTCGAGGGATTAAATACAGGTGTACACTTAGTGGCTGGTCAATCGAACGTAGGTAAGTCAGGTATTATGATGCAGATGGGCTGGCAGATTGCCCAAGCGAATCAGATACCGACAGAGAGGCAGCCTAAGAAAGCATTCGTCCTGTACTTTTCACTCGATGATAATAACAATGAGTTGCTACCACGTCTCGTTGCGATTGACCAGAAGATACCTATCAATGCAGTTCGATTCCCAAAGAAATACATTGATAATAAACATTATATGCAACGACGTGAGATTGGATTCAAGAACTTAAAGAACTCCGTTATGCACATCAACATGATGGACGTTAACGAAGGTTCTGACATTGAACATATTGAGTCAACAGCTGAACGTTATGCGGTTGAGTTAGCTAAGATTGATGAAAACTATCAAATCGTTCTGATGATTGATAACTTCCACGATATCACAGTACGTGATGTGCAATTCGGTTCTGATGGAAGCGGCAAGTACGATTACATAGCAGACCAGCTATCTCGTATTGCTACCAAGTTCGACTGTCCGATTATCTGTACGGCTGAGTTCCGTAAACTGAATGGTAACCGCCGTCCAAAATTAGATGACATTCGTGAATCAGTAAAGATAGTTTACGAGGCGAAGGCAATCATCCTTTGTTACAATGAAGTTGGTCTTCGTGGACAACAGTCACAGATATTCTGGAACAAACCAGACTCTCCAGATAAGCAGCCTGTCTTCGAGGCACAAATCGGTAAGAATAAATTCGGTTCATTCAAAGGGCGTGTCTTCTTTGAGTTTATACCAGAGATGTCTTACTTCCGAGAGGTTCCTGACGCAGGTGCGGTTCGCTATTCTCAAATGATTGCGGGGTAATTAGATGGGTAAAGTGATAATGATGACAGATGGTTTTGGACAGGTGCGGAAGATTGGTATGCAGAACAATACTACTCTTCGTATGTGGAAGAAGAAAGAACATTTCTTTAGGAAGGGAAACGGTTGGGGCCTTGACCTCGACTGGTTCCATCAACTAAAGGATGTAGAAATCTTCATTGTTGAAGTGAGCAACGGAGAACGGTATCTGACAACCAGAGAAGCTTTTGAAGAATATGGGGAGAAGATTCAATACCCAGGCCATGGGGAACAACTAGTAGTACCTATGGATTACTGGGTGGAATTTAAGGAGTGATGGTATGAGCAATAAAGACCACTTACATTTGCTAACAGACGATAATGGGAAACCAGTGGCAGAGAAGCCATTTACATCATTTAAAGGGGCTGATATTATTGCCACCTTTAATGGTAAAGTAGTAGGAACTTTACAACCTTTAAAGATAGGAAGTATAGAAAACCTGCGTGAAATAGGTTCTACGCGACCTCTCCCTTACTACAATCATCCTGTGCAGGTAAGCATCCTAGATGAATCAGTTACCTTTGAGAATGAGTATCTGGGACAGTGGACTCCAGGTATGGATGACCCACGGCAGCGTCCAGTAAGGGTTCGAACAGAAACGATTGAGTGTGCTTATCCTCGCATTCTTCATATGATAGAAGATGAAATGCATATGTATCAGGAACGATTCGGCAGACGTCCTCAATATTTTAGTCTTAATCGTGCAGCCTACCGTTCTTTCTGGTTGCAGTTCAGACGTGGAGAGATGCGTGAAAGCCATTTGATGAATGAGGAAACCTTTCTTGGAATAGATGTTATATGTAATCCTTGTCAAGATACCATCCCTGTCATGGCATTAGGCAGAGCACAGGAAGAAGGTATTGAAGGGAGACTAAGCTATGAGTAATCGTAAGTATGCGGCGGCTGTCCTAGAGGGTGGCCCTGCCTCTGATAATGACAGAATGAAAGCCATTACAGATATACTAGCTGTACGCATTAATGATGTCGTCAAAGACATTCTGGATGGCAGCTGGGTTCCAACAAGCAATGAAGAACCTGTCTTCCGCAAACATATTCAGGAATGGTTCGAGGAAATGAGTCCAGAGTTAGCTAAGGAATATGAGATACAAGTAGGGACAGTAGAGAATGTCACAGCTCCTGGCTATCGTATAATTGTAGGTCATCGTCCTAAGCCTAAGAGAATGAGCTGGTGGGAAGAAGGAATCAGGTCTGCTAGGATTAATGTTGACGCTAGTCATATCACAGCAGGAAGTATTAATGCTACAACGATTCAAGCAGGTGCTATTACAGCTGACCGTATTAATCCACACATTATGACTGGAACACTTAACGTAGGCAATGTAGACGGATATATCCGAGCTAATGATACACAACGGTTAGATGGTTTACGTGACATTCAAAGCATACGTATTAATGAACGATATGGTATGGGTGTTATCAATACAGGCGGCACTGCTACGGTAGGCAATATTAACTTTGCTCCAATATGGCATCAAGGAAATGACGGTGCTGGTACTGGATTAGATGTAGATATGGTAGATGGAATTCATACCCGTGAGTGGGCAACTGCACAATTAGAACCATTCGATGTGCAGATAGGAGACACAATTTATCGTAACGTAGAAGTAACTGGAGTGATTGAAGATGTCTAATGTAAAGAACAGTAATATGCGGCATCTCCTTAGTAATACCGAGGATGACATTGTAGAGAACCCCAAGGTACTGAGATGGGATGACTTTCGCGGCACATGGAGTTCTACATCAGTAACAGATGATATGAGGCGTATGAATACTCAGCGCCTCCTCAATGAAATCAGGTCACGCATTGAGTACAGTATGTACAGTATGAGTGAAGAGGAAACTTTTCATCAGATATTAAACCGTACTGATAGCTTGCTTCATCACTATAGAGACATGGGAGCTATCAATGATTACCATGTAGAGTCGGCTACTTTCGATGCTGATGGTAGAGCTACTATGGAACTTACAATTAATCCTGTAGCAACCTTAGAAAGAATTCAAATGGAAGTACGTTTAGAACCATAACATTTGGGGATACTTGTACCAAGGGTAACAGGAACCCTCCATTAATATGTTTTTATCGCATAAAAAAGGAGAGGCTCATTTATGAGCGCTCTCTCTTTTTTTTATATTAGACCTAGTTGCGCCTTAACTTGAGGCACCATTTTTTTGCCGTAGCGATATCCTTCATCATAGCAATTCTTCACTTTATCAAAATCCAGTATACCAATGTCGGTCAGGTCAGGATTTAAATAGACTAAATCCTTTGTAGAATTCACAGAGAGGAATTCATTCTGCTCAATCATAATAGTAGCTGCCTGACTAAGGACATTAAAAACGCCTTTTACTTTTGTCATACGTGGATTACGTTGAGTCAAATTAATAGCGATGACCTTGTCAGCACCCATTAGGGGCAACAGGTTTGCAGGGAGATTATTAGTGGCACTTCCGTCAATGAGAGTCATCTTACCATAGTTGTATGGACGGAAGACCCCAGGAAGAGCACAGGATGCGTATACGATGTAGGGAAGAGCAAGAGGGCAGAAAGAATCGTAGGCTTTAATGCGGTCATCTAGTTTACGTAAGTCTCTTTTAGAAAGAAACTGGTTACTGAAAATGACTTGTGTTCCTGTATTAACATCAGTAGATACAATGCTTAAAGGTTTTTGAGCTTCCCACAAAAAGTGTTTGCCGATATGTACCATTAAAAACTCTTGTAGTTTCTCTCCTTTAAGAAGACCCTCTAATGTTGAGAACTTATGCGGTATGCTTTTGATAATGTCCCAAACGGCAACGTCCACTAGGGACGCGTCCGCCTGAGCCATCATGTTTAAGCAGTCTGCATTGCTGTGGCCTAGTGCTTTCATAGTCGCAACTATAGAGCCTGCGCTGGTTCCAGCGTAGCAGTTTGCTACGATACCAGCTTCTTCAAGTGCTTGAAGGATTCCTAGGTGTGCAGCACCACGTACTCCTCCTCCAGCAAATGCAATACCGATATTCATGATGTTACTTATTGGCTTTCTCTTGTTTTAAAACATTGTCAGCCTTCACTGCTGCTTTAGAGAAGCTGTTGTTTTTCCACCAAGCCCAAAGAGCTGTTACACCAGTGAATCCTAAAGTAACTACTTGCTCTACAGCATCTTGGTCAAACGGAAGTGGGTGGTAACCTAATACTACTAACACTTGATTGATAAGAGCGATAAATAAAGCGACAGTTCTAACCTTAGTTCCTAATGATACTTTCATTAAAAATTCCTCCTTGGTTTTACAGGGGCCGAAGCCCCCGTGGTTAATTCAATACTTTGTTTAAAGCAGCCGCTGTCTTAGAACCATAGATTCCATCGGCAGGATTACAATAAACAGACTGGAATCGCTTCACAGCGTCCTTTGTCTTTGGCCCATAAGAGCCATCAGGTGTACCACAAGAGAAGTGAGCTGCATTTAAAGCTACTTGTAATTGCTTAACGGCATTACCTGTCATACCAGGCTTTAGCACAGCAGTTGGAACTACGTACTTTGGAGCTGGTTTTTTAGGTG